TATTTTTCAATTTTTTGAAAAATTTAGTGTCTTTTTAGGACATCATAATGATAATATAAATATCTTAATTTCTTTTAAAACCTTTTCATTTTGTTTTTATAAAATCTCTCAATAGCCTCTCAAAGATTTCTATATTTATTATAATTTATTATAAAAATACTTAGATTATTAGTGCGGTTATTGAGACACTGGAATATTGATATTTACCTAATAATATTTATAGGCTTTCAGATAATCTTAGTTTTTCTATGGATTCTATTATGAGGCTTCTATTAGCACCAGTAAACGAGCATATTTCTTGGGTATTATTTATAAACCTAAAATGAGGAATAGAAAGGATACTATTGATATCCTCTATATCCTCGCATTTTTGAATATCAACCTTTATAAAAATTATATCCTTATAAGTTTCAGATAATTCAAGCATATATGGATATATATCCTTACAGGGCTTACAGAATGATGCGGAATATATAACTAATATTTTATTGCCTTTCAATATCATATTATACTCTTCTTTATTAGTTATATCTAATATAGCCATTATCTATATAAAATAAGTTAATTTATTTTTTATTTTTTAGTCGCAAATATAAAAAATTGATTATATAAATATATTAATAGCTTATATATTAGAATGCCTCCCAAAACTTTGAAAGAAGTAGAAGCCAAGCCTCTTAAAACTGACAAAACTGTTGAAGAGAAATATAAAAAATACGAATTGCTTGAGCATATTCTCGCTCTTCCAGATACTTATATTGGCTCTATTGAATCGCAAAAAATCAACAGCTATGTATTTGATGCTGCTACAAACAAAATGGATACCGATGAACTGACATATATTCCCGGACTTTTAAAGATTTTTGATGAAGTCATAGTAAATGCTATTGATCATTCAATGCGCTTGAAAGCCGAAGAAGCTAAGGGAAAGGATAATATCAAGCATGTCAAGAATATCAAAGTATCTATTGATAAGGATACAGGTGTCATCTCTGTTCATAATGATGGTAATGGTATTGATATTAAAAAGCATAGTACTTATGGCGATTTATGGGTTCCTGAATTAATTTTCGGCGAACTTCTGACATCTACCAACTATGACAAAGGAGAAGAGAAAATATGGGGAGGTAAGAACGGCTATGGAAGTAAGCTAGCCAACATATTTTCAAAGGAGTTTATCATAGAAACAGTAGATCACTATACTAATAAAATATATACCCAGACCTTCAGAAATAATATGACAGAACGCGATAAGCCTACTGTTAAAGCTTGTTCAAAAGCTCCTTATACTCAAATTACTTTCAAGCCAGATTATGAAAGATTTGGGATTAAAAATATTACCGACGATATTTATAAATTGTTTCATCGACGGGTTATTGATGCTTGTGCTACGACTAACAAAGATGTTTCTGTATATTTCAATGGCGAAAAGATATTGATTAAGGATTTTGAAAAATATTGCGAGCTATTCTTGGATAAGAAGGAGCAACCTCTTGTCTATGAATCTTGTGGCGAACGCTGGGAAATCGCGGCATCTATTTCAAAATCTGGGTCATTTGAATACTTGTCTTTCGTCAATGGAATTAATACGATTAAGGGAGGGAAACACATCGAATATATTACAAATATGATTACAAAAAATCTCGTAGAGATGACTCTGGCAAAAAAGAAGAAGGTTGTAAAAACCCAGCATATCAAGGATAATCTCATAATCTTTGTCAAGGCTCTTATTGTAAATCCGAGTTTTGATTCACAGAGCAAAGAGACACTTACAACACCTGTTGCTAAGTTTGGCTCAAAGTGCGAGCCTAGCGATAAGTTCTATGAAAAATTATTCAAGTCCGGAATTATCGACAAGGCTCTTAGTATCACCGAGTTTTATGATAAAAAGAAACTTGTTAAAACTGATGGAAAGAAAATATCACGCATTATTGTCCCAAAGCTTGATGACGCAAATCTTGCGGGTACAAAAAACAGCGCAGAATGTACACTAATTTTGACAGAAGGAGATTCGGCAAAAACGATGGCTATTGCCGGTCTTAGTGTTATTGGTCGCGATAGATATGGTGTATTTCCTTTGCGTGGTAAGATTTTGAATGTAAAGGATGCTACATTACAAAAAATATCGGATAATAATGAAATAACAGCTATTAAAAAAATCTTAGGTTTGGAACAGAATAAGAAATATACTGATATTAGCCAGCTTAGATATGGCTCTATTATGATTATGACTGACCAGGATCACGACGGGAGCCATATTAAAGGTCTCATATTCAATATATTTCAGAGTATGTGGCATGAATTATATGAAATCTCGGGATTTCTAACTTCTATGCTTACACCTATTATTAAAGCCACGAATAATAAGAAAGATATAATTGAGTTTTATAATATGTCGGATTACGAAAGATGGAGTGAAACCGATGTAGCCAAGAAAGGTTCGTGGAAAATCAAATATTATAAGGGTCTTGGAACTTCAAGTGATCAAGAGGCCAAGGAGTATTTTAAGAATATGAAGAAAGTCACATATACTTATGATGAAAACGCCGATGAAGTCATAGATTTGGCATTTAATAAGAAAAGAGCCGATGATAGAAAAGTATGGCTACAAAGCTATAACAAGGATAATGTATTAGATTATTCTAAGTTAAACGTGGATTACAAATCCTTCGTAGATAAAGATTTGATTCATTTCTCTAATAGGGATTTGCAGAGGTCAATCAATCATATCTGCGACGGTCTCAAAGAAAGCACGCGAAAGATTATTTATGCCTGTTTTAAAAGAAGGTTATACACAAATGAAATAAAGGTGGCACAATTATCAGGATATGTAAGCGAAGTTTCGGCATATCACCACGGTGAAAACTCGCTTCAACAGGCAATCGTGGGTATGGCACAAATCTATGTTGGAACTAACAATATCAATCTATTGAATCCTAACGGTCAATTTGGTAGTCGTTGTCAGGGTGGCCAGGATGCTTCATCTGCGAGATATATTTTCACACTATTATCTAAGCTAACCCGATTGATATTCAAAGAAGAGGACAATGCTATATTGAATTATCAGGATGATGATGGACAACAAATAGAACCTGAATATTATATCCCTGTCATTCCTATGATTTTGGTAAATGGTGGTATTGGTATTGGAACAGGATATTCTACAAATATTCCTCAATTTGACCCAAGTGAATTGATTAATATATGTAAGATTATTTGTAATGTCATTAAAATGTCAGGGACAGTAGCGAAAACTACAGAAGACCTTGAAACTATTAATGATACAATCAATATCTTGGAAATCAGTGATATTACACCATATTATCTGGGATTTAAAGGAAGTATTATTAAAGCTGAAAAAAACTCATATATTAGCAAGGGTGTTTATAGATGGATTGATGATTCTACTGTAGAGATTACTGAGTTGCCTATTGGAACTTGGACGGAAGATTATAAGGAATTTCTTGAAAATATGATTACAAATGGGTTAAATAACTTGAAATACATAGAGAATCATTATACATCAAAGAATGTCAAGTTTATCTTACATTTCAATACAAGTGTTAAGGCTACTATTGAGAGCAACTTTGAGACATTGTTTAAACTACAATCAAGCAAAAATCTCAGTATTAACAATATCCATCTCTTCAATAAAGATGGAGCTATTCAAAAATACGATACAGCTATTGAAATTATTAAAGAATGGTCAGAGACGAGAATATTGAAATATTTTGAAAGAAAAAATTACCAAATTAAAAATCTTGAAAAAGAGGCTAAGATTCTTAGCAATAAAATGAGGTTTATTCTTGATGTAATTGCCGGAAATATTAAAATTATGAATAAAAAATTGAAGGAGATTACGGCAAGACTGATTGAATTAAATTATCCGCCAATTAATACAGGAAGCGACGAGTCTGTAAAAGAATTGGGAGAGGAAGCCGAAGCTGGAGCTGGAGCTGGAGCCAATGGCGAAGCCGAAGCCGAAGATGGAGAAGTAGGAGAAATTAATTATAAGCATTATAATTATCTATTAAAGCTTCCTATATCACAGCTGACATATGATAGAAAGGTTATATTGGAAAAGGAATATAATGAGTTAGAAGAAAGGCTAAGAAATCTTAAAAATACTAACATAGAAGATTTATGGCTAAATGATTTGAATGAGCTTGAAAAAGAATGGGAAGAACATCGTAATAATATATTGAAGGAATATGAAAATGACAGGTTGGGCATTGTAGATGCCAAAGTAGTTAAAAAAAAGGCTAAAAAATAAATGAATATAAATTGTAAGCAAGGATATATGCTATGATAGTTAGAATGGAGGGAGTTCAATATCATTCTCCATACATATATTATATATAGTTAAATAATCTGTATGATTATCATTTTCAATTAAATCATATAAATATTTTTTAAGATTATAATCTATATCTAATGTACTTATATAGGATAGTAATTCATTATTTTCTGATATACTTATATATCCGAAGTTGTCAATAATATCGTCCATATATTAATATTATTATTTTTTTTATGATTGTCAATTTTTTACAAGTGAAAGATTATTTACAATACTCTTTTAGATATATTATTTTTTGCTTATCACGATTAATATATAAATATTCGGCTTTTTCTCTTATTTTATCTCGGATATAATCACGGATGTCATCTCGAATGCCATCTATATTATTGCTATCATCTATTTTTATATCTGCCATTTTAGACATCATAATATACCATTCTTTTGAACTTTGAGGTAATGGATTTATTCCTGTGTATATAGTTTGAAAAGGATAACAATAGAATGGCAGCGCTGATATATCAGGAAGCAGTTCTCGTTCTGAAAAATCTAATGATATTTTTGGAAGTAGGCTTTTGTATTCTAAACCAGTCGTGTCAATAATTTTGTGGCAATATTTAATATCTATATTATCGTGAAAAATAATCTCATTCATAGAGCTTTTATCTCTGCAATTTAAAAACTTGCTCAAGTTCCATGGATAATATGTGTTTTTTTCTGTGATGATGCCATTGTAATCTTTCGCATTTATATGATAATTCTGTTGTCCGAGCAGTATTTTTGAAAATATCATTAGGTATTTTCTAGGATATATACTCTCACTTTCTATATTGTATTTTGTAATAACTGACATATAAATACCTGGAAATTGGTCGTCTGTATTGAAATCGCTTGTTTTCAATTCATTCCACGAATGACAATCTGGATTATTAGTGGCATGAATCAAATAATAGATATCTTCCATATCCTATTTTTCAATACGGGACGGGGCGGGGGAGCTATTAATAGATACTATCAAATATCTTATATATTCCAAGGTTATTATGGAACGAAAAAGATATAAGGATTTGATAATATATATATATAAATCAAATAATACACAATTAAATCATTTTTTTATTTAATATAGCCTTTATGGCATTTTATGTCATCGTGCCCGAGCGGTCTAAGGGGTCAGACTTAAGATCTGATGTGCTTAAGCACTCGTGGGTTCGAACCCCACCGATGACATCATTTGTTTAATATTGCTATATTATAATACCGCTGTACAAATTGTAATATAATCGTGAATACCATAAATATTTGCATTTCCAGAAATATAATAATTCCAATTAAATGGGATTATGATAGATTTATTATTCAATAGAATAGATGTTATATTACTATCTGTATTAGGGAAGCCGTTTGTAATTTTTGAAGAAGGATTACATAGATGTATTTCAACAGGATTATCAGATATGGATTGAACGAGCAGATATTTATATTTATTTTTTTGCCATATATAATTATTATTTATATTATATATAATATTATAATTGAACCAATTAGCGAGAATATAATTGATATCGCTAATAGAATCAGAGATTACTATGGGCTGTTTTTTATATAGTAGTTCAAAATCAAAATTATTTATGGATACTTGATATATAGATATTTCATCAATAAATATATAATAAAATGAGGTATATATTAATAGCAAGAATATCAATAAATAAATATACATTTAATTAATATACATTTATTTATTTGTCCATATTAAACTTTCAAAATTATTATATAGATAATTATTAAAGCTTATTTATTATATGGCATCACCTCTTAGTGTTGCTGCTGCAGCGGCTAATCCTGCTGCTGCTGCTGGTGCTGCTGGTGCTGCTGGTGCTCTTACTGGTCTTACTGGTCTTACTGGTGCTGCTGGTGCTGCTGGTGCTCTTGCTGGTCTTACTGGTACTGCTGGTGCTCTTACTGGTGCTGCTGGTGCTGCTGGTGCTCTTGCTGGTCTTACTGGTACTGCTGGTGCTCTTACTGGTGCTGCTGGTGCTCTTCCTGGTCTTCCTGGTGCTAATCCTCTTGTTTCTGATGTTGCTGGTTCTGTTGATAATGGTAATGATAATGGTAATGATAATGGTAATGATAATGGTAATGATAATGGTAATGGAGTAAAAGGTAAAAAAAAAATGGAATTTTTATATAATATACCAATATTATTTACAGAACAATATATGAAAATATTCATGCCAGCGGATTTACGTAATGATAAAAATTCAAAAATATTGCTTAATATATTTATGTTATATGCTATTAATTATATATATAAATATGATGTAAGTCGCCAGGAATATGATAAATTAAAAGAGATAAGAGATTATTTAGAAATTTACAAAAATTTTTTATTAGAAAGGAATTTAACAATGTCAAAAGATTATTTGGATATTGTACATGATGCTGTCGAAGATATAAAACTCAACGAGGAAAGGAGCTTTTTAAAAGAGCAGGATAATGATAAAATGGACAATGACAGCAAAATTGCTAATAACGACCTAACTTTTAACTATGTAAAATTGGTTGTCGATAACTCATCCGGATTATCTGGTGGCCTATTTTCTACTATAACATCGGCAATTGCTAATATATGGAAAGTAATGATGATGTGGACAAAACCTTTTGCGGGGTTAGTAATATTGATAGCATTTATAGCTTTCATAATACTCGTATTTTTTGGCGAAGATGATGAGTCTTCTGAAAATTCTGGAGGTGTAGGGACAGGAAGCTTAGTTGGCTCCGGTAATTTTAACCTTTTTTCACAAAATATGAAAGGAGGAAAGACAAATAATAATACTGATATTATTTCAGTATTACAAAGACTGCCTCAAAATATTTACTCCTTCTTTGATAAATTATCAGCTGCTTATACGAAATTTAGCAACTATGTTAATAGTTCCAGAGATTTTATGAATAGCTTATCAGACACTACACCAATAATAAATAGTAGAAGCGAACAAGAAAATAATAATAATGAAGGGTTGTATGATAATATATACACATTTGATTATGAATATATAGATAAAATTAAAAACACTGATGCAATAGACGCACCTGATGAATCTATAACTATAACTAAATCAAATTATGTATATAATATAAAAAGACCTAAGAAAAACTCAAAAATCTCAGATTATTATAATATATCTCACAAATATAGGTTTGATAAGAGTGGTACAAATAAGGACGAATATATATATGCTCCAAAATGCGAGGCAAATGATTATGTAGATGATGATTGTACTATTAAAACTAAAGATTGTGGAGATGAAAGAAAAGAAGATACAAGCGATTATAAAAATATTATAATATAATATTAACATAAAAGGCATTTTAAAAATGAGTAAATGTGTAGACAAAGATAATGGCAAGGATTTGGAGTTTTTATTTAAATATGGGATTGAAAAAAAAGATAAATATATTATGGATGTTAAAAAGGTTGATAAATCAAATGATTTATTCGCAATAAAAACATTAGATGCTGAATTAAATAAATCATCGCCTATATCAGTTGATGAGAATGGTAGTATTACTCGTATTAATACTAGTACTAGTAATAATGGGAAATATTATAGCGATGTACCTCCTAATATAATTATTAAACCTCCAGGATTGCCTGGTGGAAAGCCGGCAAAAGCTACCGCAAAAATGATTAAAAAAGAAGGTCAAAACACTTATTGGGAAATAGAAAAAATAATTGTTGATGATGGCGGCACTGGATATGATGCAATTGCTGACAAAGATAAAATCGAAATTGAAAAAAAAAATACAGCTCAAAAAAAAATTGTTTATAACGAAGCTAAACCTACATATTATTTATTAGAAAAAAAACAGACACAATGTAATAATTTAACAGATAAATGGCATGATTGGTTCACAATACCATATTATTATTTAGGAAACAATAATGGGAAAAGAAAAGTAGATGAGAACGATAAAACGCGAAATATATTTAAATGCTATAAAAAATGCGATGGTAAATATGTTGTAAATAATGATAATGTATGTGAAAGTATTGAAACATTAGAAGGAGGCAAATATAGAAATTATATCCCATACGACCCATTAGCCATAATATGTATTTTAGGGAGCTATGAAGCTACTGGTCAACTTACAGAAAATAATAATACTATAATACCAAACACAGTCGCTGGTAATTATTATTATACTATTGAAAATGTTAAAGCAGGCAATGACGAAGATATAAATACAGAGGTACGAGCTAAAATATTGGCTTCATTGGGTAATTTAGAGTATAGGTCTAGAAACAAAGAACATCCTGTCAAAATAATAGGCGAAAGTATAGGCAAGGCTTATACAGTAATATCACAATATATAAAGGATATTATAAAAGAAGCCGAGAAAAATGATTTGAAAATTAAAACAATTATTAAAAATAATGTTAACGACTTCTATCAATTATTTGATAAAAGAGACGAGCTTTACATTTCTTATCTTAATAAGCTAAAAGATAGTACGCATTTTAAAAGAGTATTATATGCAAAAAGTATAGCTCACCAAGTAAAAGATGCAACACCTTATAATATTGACGATGATACTACGAAGAAATATTTGAAGTATTTATTTAAATATTGTAAGTTTTTGTATTTTAATGAAAACAATATGTTTGCGATTAGACTTTTAAATTACGGAATATACGAAGATGATTATATAAAAGAAACTAAAACAAAAATTAGTAATCCAGACGAAGATGATACATATACCAATGTAGTTCCTATCGAACCTACAATTATTAATTATAATCCTGTTACTGTTAAAATTGATACGAAACATAAAAATTTATTTGACGATTATTCAAATGTTTACGAATTGTATAAGAGTTTTATTTTAACATATCCAGTTATTTTACTTCTGTCTCTCATTTTATTTATAATAATAATATTTTTATATTATAAAAATGCTATATATTGGTTTATATCTTTTCTAAATTTTTTGTATATATTTGTTATTGGTATTTTGTATGGATTTATAGTATTTATTGCCTGTAATGCTTATATTATAAAATTAATAGTTTTAATTATTTCATCAATATATGAAGGATTTAATTTTATATATTCAGGGATAATGGGTATATTTAACGCACCAATTATAGGGTCAATTATAAAATTCGTTTTATTTTTAGTTCTTATAGTTTTCTTGATGAATAATAATTTAGATTTTATATACGGAATATTAATGTATATTATTAATACAATAGTATATATTATATTTGGTATTATATCAATAGTATTTTACATTATATACGAATGTATAAAGCTAAATCCGTCAATACTATTTCCTACATTGATAGTTATGTCAATTATGTATGCATATTATAAAATTTGGTTCAATTTTGATATTAATACATTACATAAAGAAGCTAAGAAAAATGCTAAGATTATAAACGAACATTCTAATAGCACAACAATATTTAAATCCGGGGTATTAAAATCTGGCGTTGGCTCTACTATATCAATGGCAAGACTTGAATTGTATAATTATAGCTATTTTAAAGACTTATATGATAAAGCATATGATAACTATGTAGAAAAAATAGAAGAAATAGAAAAATATAATAAAAATTTAATTGAAAAACCTTCAGGAGCAGCCGAAGAAACCAAAGAAGCCGAAGAAACCAAAGAAGCCGAGATAGCTAAATTAGCTAATAAAAATAAAGATTTTAATGAAAAAGTTGCAGATGCTAATATAGCAAGATCAAAGAGAAGAGAAGTTGAAGAAGAGTTGAGGAAATATAATAAGGATAAAGATAAAGATCTTAAAGATGCTAATATGGAAATATTTAAACATAAATTAGACAGTAAAGAAATAGAAAATATTAAGCAAAATAAAAGAGAAATATTAAGCGGTAAAGACGATTTACAACAAAAAATAAGAGAATTAAAAACAAGTGAAAATAAAGCAAGAGCCAATATAAGAGAATTAAAAACAAGTGAAAATAAAGCAAAGGCCAATATAATACCTTTTATAGATGAAGATGTGCGAAAAAGTATTAATAGCGCAAAGGAATCAGTAGGCGCTGTATTTAAAGCAATACCAAGTGTAGATAAAATAAAGAAAGAAGGATTTATGAATATGGGCGTAGATAAAGTAAAAGGTTTGTTTGATAAAGTAAAAATTGATCCAAAAGCTTTATTAAAAATCTAAAGCCTAAAGTCTAATTTTAGGGATTGAGGATATAATTTTTATAGCATTCTATGTATTTCTCCATAGCCTCTTCTTTTTTCATTCCCTTGATACTATTCCAAGCTTCCCATTTGGCACAAGCAGTTACATTGACAAACCACGGTTTATCAATATTACAATCGCCTGTTTTTGCCTGTTTATAATATTTGTAAAACTCCAGTTTAATTGTGTCAGACAAACCCATAATTTCCAAATCTATATCATTGAGCTTGCTTAAAACATCATTGAATTCTTTTTCCATATTATATATTAATGTCTATATACAATTATATAAATATATTTCTTATATTATTTTTATTTAAGAATATAGCGTATATATTATAATGACAATGATTATTAACGAATATATTGAATATACGAATAAATATAAAGAGCAATATGGTGATAAAACTATTGTTCTTATACAAGTCGGTTCATTCTATGAAATGTATACAATATATGAAAATAATAACAATGATAATAATGATATATATAAGGTGGCAGATATATGCGGTTTAATAACTACAAAAAAGAACAAAAATATTGCCGAAATATCATTGAACAATCCTGTTATGGCCGGGTTCCCTCTTCATTCTCTTAATAAATTCACGCAAATATTGCTAAATAATAATTACACTATTGTAATTATTCAACAGGAACAGCATATGACAAGTGATAATAAAAATAGGGTGCGTACAGTTGCTGAGATATTATCGCCGGGTTCAAATATAAATATAACAGATAAGCGGAGTAATTATATGATGGTTATAATGTACGAAATAATAAACGGATATATTATTGCTGGAATATCGGGAATCGATTTATCAACGGGAAAGACCTTCATATATGAAGTGGGTTCTACAAAGGATGACCCTGAGCTCGCAAATGACGAAGTGTTCAGGATGATAAGCACATATAATCCAATTGAATTAATTATATTAGGTGATAAAATTGATGAGGATGGACGGAGGAAGATATTGAAAAATCTTAATATTAATAATATATTGGTACATTATAAATGGGGGGAATGTAAATATATAGAGTTTTTTAAAAGTATAATAAATCAGGCGCAAATATTGGAGAAGGCATTCTTTATGAAGAAGGGTTTGATTTCTATAATCGAATTGTTAAATATGGAGAGGCTCACAATATCGCGTGAAGGATTCTGTTGTCTATTACAATTTGCCCACGAACACAACGCCGACATTATAAAAGAGCTACAAGTTCCAGAAATTTTCGAGAATAATAATAATATGACGATAGAGTTTAACTCGGCGGTTCAATTAAATATTCTTGGGTTATATCAAAACGATAAGCCTCTCATAGACGTATTAAATAGATGTGCTACTGCTTTTGGTTCGCGATATTTTAAAGAGAAATTGCTGGCACCAATGATAAACATTAAAAAAATCAATCAGTCTTACGATGATATTGAGAAATTGTTGAATAACAACAGCTATATAAAGGTTCGCAAATATCTTGCGAATATAGGAGATTTAGAGAGATTCAAGAGAAAACTGCTTTTAAATAAGATAGCTCCGCAGGATTGGGTAAGCTTCAATGAATCAATGGAGTCCTGTATAGGCATCTATAATATCCTTAATGATTATGAAGACTGTGTGAAAAACGACAAAGAGACTATTATATCAATTGTAAATACTATAATCAATTCTTATAAAGATATTCTGGATTTGGATAATGCTTCTAAATATAATTTAGTTGATAAAAATAATTGGGGAAATATATTTAAGGAAGGAGTCTATGAAGATATAGATAATAATGTAAAAGAAAGCAAGAAAGCATATAGAGATATAGAGATTTTATCTGAAGAAATAACAAGTATTGGCATCAATGATAGTACACTATGTAAGGTAGATTATAATGACAAGGAACAAGAATATTATATTTTAATAACTAAGAAAAGATACGAGATGGCTTTAAAAAATAACAATAATATTATTAACAGATACAATAAAAAACCGTTATCTTCTTCGTCTTCAAATTATAAATTGACAAACAAAGAAACTGAAAAGCTATCAAAAAATATTAGCAAATGTAATGAAGAAATTGCTATATATGTATTGAATTATTATAATGAGTTTGTTAAAAAATTTATAGAAATAAATAATAAAAACATTGATATTCTCATTAAATATCTCGTGCGTACAGATATTGCGGCAAATAATGCTAAAAATGCCTTTGATTATCGATACAAAAGACCAAAGATATCATTAGATTATTCTGAAGACGCAAGCGACGCAAGCGACGCAAACGACGCAAGAGACGCAAGCGACGCAAGAGACACAGAAGATGAGAGAGAATCGTCATTTATTAATATTAAAAATATGAGGCATCCGTTGATTGAGAGATTACACGATGAACTTGAGTATGTGGGGAATGATGTTAGAATAAATAAAGATGGTATATTGTTGTATGGAATAAATGCTTCGGGAAAATCTTCATTTATGAAGGCGGTTGGTTTAAATATTATTATGGCTCAAGCTGGTATGTTTGTAGCAGCCGAAAAAATGGTATATTATCCGTATAAGAGAATATTTACAAGGATTTCGGGAATGGATAATATATATAAAGGGATGTCAAGCTTCACGGTAGAAATGACAGAATTACGGAATATATTGCAGAGATGTAATAAATATAGCTTAGTTATTGGGGATGAGATATGTTGTGGGACTGAATCAATATCAGGGATTGCTATTGTATCTGCAGGAATAGATATGCTTATAAATAAAGGTGCTTCTTTTATATTTGCGACACATCTTCACGAACTAACAAAAATGTCTTGTATTAAAGAGCATATAAATAATACTAAATTGTTTGTCAAGCATATTAAAATAGATATTGGCAAGAATAATGAAATTATATATAATCGAAAAATACAAGATGGACAGGGATCTAATATGTATGGTTTAGAAGTATGTAAATCGCTGGATATGCCCTTAGATTTTCTAAAAAAAGCTGAAATGTTTAGAAAAGAATTTACAAAAATAGATAAGGAACTAATTAAAAACAAGAAATCTAATTATAATAGTAAGAAGAAGGTTGATATTTGCGAAATATGTCAGGGTATTGCTGTAGAAACGCATCACATTAAATATCAGGAGGAAGCAGATGATAACGGATTCATAGGTTCATATCATAAAAATGCCATACATAATCTCGCATCACTATGTAAAGAATGCCATAATAAAGAACATAAGGGAATTATAAAAATCAATGGATATAAAAAGACATCTAAAGGTATTATATTAGACTATGATATCTTATAAAGCCTCTCAATAGCCTCTCAATAGCCTCTCAATAGCCTCTCAATAGCCTCTCAATATTTATTAAAAATGCTTAGATTGATATAGAATAACAGAGCATTTCTTGAGACACTAGAAAATCTTTATTTTTTCAATTTTAAATTTGAGTACATCTCTTGATTTATTTTGTAATTTCTAAAAAACTTTTGAAATTTTTGAAAAAACAGAAAGATGTACTCAAATTTTATTTTTCAACTTTTAT